GAGGACGGCACCTCGATGGTGGCCAGTGACGATCACCGCTGGTTCGCCCAACCAAAGGGGCCGTACAAGACCCGCGTCTGGACGACGCGAGAGATGGTCGACGACGGGCGCCGCTTCTACATCCCCCGCGCCGGCGTTCGCAAGTGGGTGCGGATCGACTCCATCGAGCCGGTTGAGTCCGTCCCTGTGCGGTGCATCGAGGTCGACGCCCCTGACCACCTCTTCCAGGCGGGCGAGGCTGGGCACGTCACCCATAACTGTCACCACTGGAAGGAGAACAACGCCGGTCACGAGATGCGAGAAGTGATGGACCGGAACAACAAGCTCCCCTGGTCCCGCATCCTGTGGATCACTAACGCTTACAACCCGTCCGAGATGAGCGTCGGCCAGTCCAACCGGGAAGGCTGGGAGATGTCATTCGGCGAGGATGCCAAGTACGTGGACAGCGGCATCATGTACGACTCGCTGGAGGCCCCGGAAAACGCTCGCATGGTGCGCCGGGAGCTGGCCCCCGTGCTGGAGGCGGTGCGCGGGGACTCCTACTGGGTGGACATCGAGGGCATCATCAACCGCATCATGGACCCTCGGAACCCGACCAGCACGTCCCGCCGGTTCTACTTCAACCAGATCGGCGCCGATGAGGAGGCGTGGGTGGACCCGCAGGACGTGGACGCCACCGTCCACCCGCAGGTGAAGGCGTGGCGTGCCGACCCTGACATCGAAACCGACCCGCTGCGTCTCGGCTGGGCCCCGGTACGGCCGCAGGACGAGGTGGCCGTGTTTTTCGACGGGGGCAAGTCGGACGACCACACCGCCATCTCCGGCTGCCGGCTGAGCGACGGCTACACGTTCGGGATCGGCTTCTGGGGTCGACCGAAGACGCATGACGCCCGCCTCCCGTGGTTCGCGCCCCGAGCCGAAGTGGATGAGCGCATGGTGGAGGTCCATGAGCGGTTCAACATGATCGCCTTATGGGCGGACCCGTCGCACGCGAAAGACGACGAGGACGACACCCCCTACTGGGATGGGCTGTTGGACGAGTGGCACCGCCGCTGGAAGGACGAGCTCAAGTTCTGGGCCGTGAAGACGGGGGACGGGGCGCACTCGGTGAAGTGGGACATGACCTCCCCGGTGCGGCAGGGCCACTTCGTGGAGGCGGCTCAGGAGTTCGTCCGGGACATGCAGGAGCGCTCGTTCCAGCACTGCGGGCACCCTATGTGGGTCCGGTACATGAAGAACGCGAAGCGGGTCATGTCCGCCCATGGGGTGACCCTGTGGAAGGGTTCGCGCGGGTCGAAGCGGAAGATTGACGGCGCCGTCACCCACGTGGGGGCGAGGATGATGCGCAAGATGATCCTCAACCGCGCCGAGGAGCAGAAGTCGTCTGGGGGGCGTTTCTGGTGGTGAAGACCCGTGCTAACACATCAGGATCGTGCGCTCGGCGGTGAGGCACGCCTCGCAGATGAGGAGTGATGTGCCGGTGGGGTGAGGTTGCCCCTGTGACAGGAACGAGTAGAAGGGATGTGGGCATGAGGACCTACTACGGGACATGGCGTCGGTGTGCAGGGCGGAACCGAGAGACTCTGCAGCATGACGAGGGGCAGCGGATCGGCCGGTTCGCCGCGGTGGAAACGGTGTCGGCGATCAAGTTGCTTGGCCTGCAGCAGAAGATCAACGAGATGTGGGCGAAGCTGTCGGCTCTCGGTATCCAGGCCCCGGACGTCGCCCCCGAGGAGGTGAGCGAGGTCCAGTGGAGGGACCCGGAGACGGTGACTCTTGAGCGGAGAACGGACGCAGCCAGAAGGCTGCGCGCCAGCCTGACGCTATGATGGCTGCAGTGAGAGGAGCCAGCACATGGTCATGAAGCAGCGATCGGTTGTGAGCCTCGCTTCCGACCATTTCAACGCATGGCAGGCCAGCGTGATGCGGGCGCAGATGCTGGACATGTGGGCACGGGGCGAAAACGACGATCCTTCCATGCCTGCCAGGGCGGAGTCGTCCGCCGAGTACAGGGCGCTGCGGGAAATGTCCCCCACCCCGTGGGCGCACCTGATCGTCTCCTCTGTCGCACAGGCGATCGCGGTGGCCGAGCAGCGTGACGAGGACGGCAAGCCGACTGCCACGTTCAAGGCCGCCTGGGGTCCCAACTCGATGCTGAGCCGGCAGCAGGCGATAACCCGCGGGGCGCTCGCCCAGAACGTCGGGTACGCCATCACCCTGCCCGGGCGTCGGCCGCACACCGGCGCGCTCATGCCCGTGATTCGGGGAGCTTCGGCCACCCAGATGGCTGCGTTCTACGATGACGAGGCCACCGACGACTTTGCCCGGTTCGCCATGCACGGTAAGCTGCAGCGGCTGGAGGACGGCACCAGGTTCATCGCCATGAAGGTGTATGACGAGGACGCCGTTTACCACCTGTCGTGTGGCCTTGACGGCGGGAGGATGACGTTCATCGAGACGCGGGTCCACGGCGTTGGGGTTACCCCGGTGCACCGCTTCTCGCCTCGCCTTGACCTGGAGGGCCGGGCGTGGGGTGAGGTGGAGCCATTCCTGCCCAACTTGCGCCGGCTCGACCAGGATGTGTTCGACCGGCTGGTGGTGCAGCGGTTCAACTCGTGGCGGGTCCGCTACGCGACCGGCATCCTGCAGCCGAACACCCCGGAGGAGCGGGCAGCCGCCTCCCTGGCGTTGCGCATCGAAGACCTGCTCGTGTCGGAAAACCCGAACACCAAGTTTGGGACACTCGACCCGACCGATATGAAGCCGTACATCGACGCCCACGACTCGGACGTGCGTGATCTGGCGGCCGTGTCCCAGACCCCGCCCCACCACCTGCTCGGCCAGATGGTCAACCTGTCCGCCGAGGCGCTGGTGGCCGCGGAGACTTCCCTCATGCGCAAGGTGGACGAGTACCGCAACAGTTTCGCCCAGTCGTGGGACTCGGTGCTCAGGTCGTGCGCGTTCATCATGGCCAACTCGAAAGAAGTGCCCGACAGGGCCGTTTACGAGGCGGAAGCCACCAACTACGACCTGTCCATCCGCTGGAAGGACACCTCGTCGCGCTCCCTCGCCCAGGCGGCGGACGCCTTGGGGAAGATTGCGGACATGTTGAACGTGCCCGTCGAGATGCTGTGGGAGGAGTTGCCGTTCTGGAAGAAGGGCGACACCGACCGGGCCAAGGGTATCCTCGAGGAGAGGGGCGCGGACGCACTGCTCATGCGATTCCTGGATGAGGCCACCGCGAACAGCAGGCGCCAGGAGGCGGCGAATGTCGGACCAGCAGACTGAGGCGTACCGCCGCTCCACGATTGCTCTCACCTCGGCGGCTACGCTGTACGCCATCCAGCAGTTGCAGCGGGCTCAGGACATCGACACGTTCTTCGACTCCATCCTGGACGTGGTGAACCGCGCCAGCGCTGGCGTGGTCAACCTGGCCCGCAACGACTTCTACGCCACCCGGCGCGCCGCCGGTGTCCGCGGGCCCGAGCCGGCATGGCAGCCGCGCCCGCTGCAACCCGAGGCGTTGCGCGCCTCGCTGTATGCGACGGCCGGCCAGACGCTGCAGCGGGTGGAGAAGTTCGATCTGCCACTGGGCGGGGCGTTGAAACGCGCCCGGACCCAGGTGGCGGGCGTAATCACCCGGCAGGTGATGAATGCTGCGCGCAACTCCACGATCGCCACCACCAGGCAGGACCGGGAAGCCATCGGTGCGCTGTACGTCACCCGCGGGGACGACAAGGTGTGCTACTGGTGCGGGATGCTGGCCAGCCGCGGGCCAGTGTTCGGGTCTGATTCGTTCGTCGACTCGGACGCCCAGTTCGTGGGGACCGGCACCGCCAAGTCGCACGACCACTGCCGGTGCGTGGTCAAGGTGGTGTACTCCGAGGATTCCCCCCTGTTGGACGAGTCGCACCGGCTGGAGGAGCTCTGGCGGGACATCAACTGGGCGGAAGGCTGGCGGGACATGGACCGGACGGTCCCGCACATCAGGAATCGCGGCAGGAAAGCGCTGAACGAGTGGCGTCGTGTTTGGGAAGGGCGTCACTCAACCGTTAGCATGCAGTAAGGCGACCGAGACGGTCGTCAAAGGTCACGCCCCAGGCGAGACGTACGGGGTCGGATTGCCCAAGGAGGCAAACGTGGACAAGTTCGAGGACTGGAAGGCGCCCTGGGAGAAGGACGGGTCGGAGTTTGACGCCGAGAAGGCGAAGAAGCTCCTCTACAACCTGTACGGAGACAAGGAGAGCCTGGAAGCCAAGGTGAAGACGGTGACCGGAGAGCGGGACGCCCTCAAGACCAAGGTGGACGGGCTCGAGACGAAGGACCTGAGCGAGTTGGACCGCCTCAAGCGGGAGAACGAGCAGCTCAAGGCCAAGCTCGCCGAGGACACGGAGGCGAAGCTGGAGAACGCCAGGCTCAAGCTGGCGATCGACAACGGGCTCACCGTGGCGCAAGCCAGGCGCCTCATCGGGACCACGCCGGAGGAGCTGGAGGCCGACCTTCCCAACCTCCTCGAAGATCTTGGTCCGCGCAGAAACGACCAGAAGGACCCCCCGAGGGGCACCTTCAAGACGGGGAACGACAAGCTGGACGACCCGTTCAGCATGGACGAGGACCTGGGGTCGTTTGACAAGCGGGCGGCACTTTTCAACTGAGCCGTAGGAGGGCTCCACAATGGCTGAACACACGATCATCAAGAGCGACAAGTACGTGTCGCTGGGCCTCGCGGCTCTCGACCAGTTCGCGCTCCTGCCCAACATCTTCAAGCGTATTTCCGGCGACTCCTTCAAGTACGCGAAGGACGACACCATCTCGTGGGTGACCGGCCGGGTCACCACGGCCCGCGACTACGAGTGGCGGACCCGTACGGCCCCGATCATCCTGGACAAGATCGGCGAGACGAAGGTCCAGATCACGCTGGACACCCACCTGTACCAGGGCGTCGCGGTCACCAACGAGCAGCGGACTATGGACATCCGCTCGTTCGCCACGGAGATTATCCGCCCCCAGGTGGAGGCGCTCATCACGCGCGCCGAGGGCAAGATCGTGGTCGGCCTGCGTGCGGCCAACTTCAAGACGCCCCTCCCCGCCGTGTACGAGTCGGACGACCCGTACACCTTCGCTCTCCAGGTCCGCAAGATCCTGAACGCGAACGGCGCCCCCAAGCGTGACCGCTACTTCCTTGTGGGTGCGGATGTGGAGAACTGGCTGCTCAACTCCAACCGGGTCGCCGGCGTGAACACCACGCCGGAAACCTCGCGCGCGGTGCGCGAGGCCGTGATCGGTGCACTGGCCGGGTTCACCATCGTTCCCGTCCCCGCGCTGGAGGACAACGAGATCTTCGCGGTCGCCTCCGACGCGCTCGTGGTCGCCAACGTCGCCCCGGTCACCCCGGACGGCGCGATCGACTCCGCGCTGCGCCGCGAGCGCAACTGGTCGCTGCTGCACACCTACAGCTACGACCCGAACTACCAGCAGAACCTGTCGGTCCTGTCCACGTTCATGGGCGTCAGCTCGGTGAACGACGAGTTGCAGGTGCAGCGCGACGCCACCACCAAGCTCCCCGAGCTGGTGCTGGACGCCAACGGCGACCCGATCCCCACGGGCAAGAACGTCCGCGGGGCGAAGGGCACCCTCACCGCGGGTGCTCGCCCGTAGCAACCCTCGATGCCCCTCGTCCGCTAGGATGGGGGGCATCAGCGTGTCGGAAGGGGTCGCATGTTCATTACCACGGCAGATGTGGCGCCCTGGGTGCAGGCGGATGTTGCCGACCTAGACGGTGACCCGCTGGCCTTGAAGATCCTCGACCGGGCGTGCCTGCTGGTCAACGAGACCGCCTGGGGAACTGAGGATCCCACCCTCTACTGGGACGAGTTTGACAAGCCAGCCCCGGAGACGATTAAGGCGATCGCCGAGCAGGTGTTCGCCCGGGTGTACCAGAACCCGAAGACGCTAGCCGCGGAGACCACCGGGCCACTCACCGAGCGCTACGCCGAGGCCGTGCTCACCGGCATGGAGCTGCGCCCCAGCGAGATCGAGCGCATCCACAAGCTTGTCGCCGGGGTTGGCACCGGGGGCAGGCTGTTTCTGCTCAACATGTCCACCTCCGACGAGGCGACCGTGGACGACACAATCGTGCCGTATGTGGACGCCTACAGTCCGCACCCGGCAGGCGTCACCTACTTCCCGATCAACTACTGACCATGCCTCACATCGCCATCATTCGCGCCACCGGCACCGACCGCTGGGGGGAGCCCCTGCCGTCCGCCGCTATTGTCGAGGTGGTCAAGCGGGTCAAAGTGTGGCCCCGCCAGTCGGACGAAGGCGAACAGCTGACCACCGGGATCGCCATGTTCATCCCGGCCCGCAAGCCGGTTCCCACCGCGGACGACGAGGTTCGGGTGGGAGTCGTACTCGACCCGAGCGGGGCCCCGGTGGGGGGTACGGGGGTCGCCTACCAGGTGGTGGGGGATCCGGGCGTGTACTACAGCGGCGGCAACGGCCCCCAGAAGGGCGTGATCGTCAACCTGGAGAAGGTGACCTGATGGCCAAGGTTGTCAGCAAGTACGTGCCCAACAACGCTGACATGGCCCGGTTCCTGATGGGCCCGGAGGTGGCGCGAGTGGCCCGCGCCGCGGCCGACGATATCCGTGACGCCGCCGAGGCGGCAGAGCGGATGCGCCACAAGAAGGGCGAAAGCACCGGCAAGCTGGCGGACGGCTACAAGGTGGATATGGGGGTCGCCTCCCCCACCAAGTCGGAGGGCGGGCCCCGTCACGCCGGCATCGTCTACAACGACGTACCGTACGCGGCCGTCATCGAGCTGGGCGGCGAGGATCCGCACGACGACGGGCAGCACGTCCTCGAGCGCGCCGCCGCCCCATGGCACGTGCCGTACGGTGTCCGACGAGCGCTTGGGGGCGGGAAATGAACTTCCTGGACATCCACAACGGCCTCATCGACTGGCTGAAAGCCACGTTTCCCGAACTGGCCGACCCGGACGGTGAGGTCGACTACCACGTGGGCGGCGAGCTCCCGAGGCCCGGTGAAACCCCCACCCTGCGCGATCGGGGGCTGTTTGTCCTCTGCGAGATCGTCTCCGGGACCGACAATCAGGTCACCGATTTCGTGACCGTCCGCATCGAGACGTTTGGGACTTCAAGGGCGGCGATCTACTCTTTGAGTGAGGGGATCAGAACCGAAATCCTCGCGGCTCCGTTCGTCGCAGGCGGGGTGGCAGTGGACAACGCGACAACCCGCATGAGGCCCATCAAGCTCCCCTGGGACGGGGACGGGGTTGGCCGGTACGGGGCAACCTATGAGCTCAGCGTCCGCAGGCGCTGACAGACCATAAGGAGAGTGCTCGAATGAGCTACGCAGACATCGAGGCGCGGAAGCAGCAGCTCATCCGCAAGGCCCTCAAGGGGTCCGTGTTCATCGCCGACATCACCGCGGCCGCGATCACCACGCTCACAGCTGGCGCCACCGCCGACCTGTCCCCCCTGCCCGCCGGGTACAGCGACCTGGGCTGGCTGACCGAGGAGGGCATGGCGTTCGGTCGTGACGTGAGCCAGTCGAACATCACCTCGTTCGGCTCCCAGACCCCCACTCGCTCCGACGTGACCAGCGACACCACCACCCTGACGGTGGTCCCGCAGGAGACGAAGGGCGTCACGATTGGCCTGTACACGGGGGCCGAACTGGCCGCCATCGAGGCTGCGTTCACCACGGGCGAGACGTGGATCAAGAAGCCGGAGACCACCTCGTCCCGCTTCTATCGCGTGCTGGCTCTGTCCGTCGACCACGACGACACGGGCGAGGAGATCTACATCGCCCGCTTCATGCCGCGCGCCAAGGTGACCGGCTACGCCGCCCAGTCCTACCAGGGCGGGGATGCCGCCGTCACGTGGGGCGTCACGTTCACCTCGGAGAAGGACCCCACTCTCGGCTACTCGGAGGCGTACATCTTCGGCGGGCCGGGCTGGCTGAACCTGCTCGCCGACATGGGCATCACTCAGGCCACCGCACCCTGATGACCCCGCCGGGGTGGCCGGCTAGGGCCACCCTGGCGGCACCAACCGCAAGCACAACACAGCCGAGGAGGCTATTATGGGGAAGACCACCCTGGTGAAGGACGGCAAGGAGAAGACCGTCACCCGTCCAGAGGATGTGGTGCGACTCGAGTTCAACGGCTGGAAGATCAAGAAGCCGGCCGCCCCGGTCAAGGCCCCCGACAGGAAGCAGGACACATGAGCAAGGACAAGCCCCAGGCTCTCAACCTGAACGACCTGATCGTCGCCCACGAGGAGAAGCAGCGGCAGGTCGAACCGTTCATCCTCGAAGGGGTCGGCCCGGACGGCGCGACCATCGAGTTCCGCAACCCGGAGGATCTCGACTGGGAGGAGTCCCAGGAGGTGGCGCAGGCCATCAGCGACTCCGACCTGCGCCAGTTCTTCTACACCATGATCGAAGACGGCGACCAGTTGAATACCTGGTTCGAGGCCCACGTGCCCGGCCCGGTGGCCAGCAAGGTCATCGAGGAGTACATGAAGCACCACGGCTGGGATCTGCGCACCGGCCGTATGAACCGCCAGCAGCGCCGGGCCAACAAGCGGAGCTGACGTGTTCTGGACCGTCGAAACCGGCGGCGGGTTCACCTACGAAGACGGCGGCAGGGTTCACAAGATCCCCGCCGCCGTTGACGTTCCTCTCGACCTGCTGGTATCCGTCCTGCGCGACATCTACCTGTTTGCCGAGTGGATCGAAGCGCCCACCATGCCACTCGGGGTGCTGGTGGGCCTCCGGGACGCCTACTGTCGCCAGCAGGGGCTGCCGGTCGACCCGGACGACCTGGAGCACCTGCTGGCCTCGCTGTGCCGGTTCGAGAGCGCCCTCGAGGTGGACATGCAGGAGCGCGGGTTGGACCTGCTGACCGAGATCCGTCAGCGCCGCTGGCGGAAGCTGCTGAACATGATCGACCGCCTGCCCTACTCGTCCCACTACCGGCAGGAAATGCTCAACGATCCGGAGTTCGCCCGGGCCATCGTGGAGCGTCAGGCCAAGCAGAACACTCCCACCAAGGGGGGCATCCCGGTGCGGGAGTACACCCAGGAGGTGGATCTGCTGCGTACCCTGATCGTGGCGGTGCGCGCCCTGCAGGCAACCGTATCTGGCGCGCTGGGCGGCAAGCCCGGGCGCATCGAGCCGCCGCCCGGCCCGATCACCCTGCTCAGGCAGATGGAGAATGATGTGCGTAGGGCCGCCCACGAGTCGCTGGTGGATCGTGTGCTGCCCGAAAAGCGCCCATCGACCAGCGGGTAGACTCATCAGCGGGAGGTGCGGCCGTGTCATACAACCTTGGGGCCATCTGGCTGCAGGTCATTCCCTCGTTCGATGGTGTCCACGAGGCGGGCCGCGCCGCCGGACGCGAAGCCGGCAGGGGCTTCAACAAGGGCTTCGACGAGGAGGAGAACAGGGGCCTTCGTCAGCGGGAGAAGGACGCGGAGGACCGCGGCAGGCGGGTCGGGGACGCAGAGGCGCGTGGACGGACGAAGGCGCAGAAGGCGGCCGACGAGCGGGACGAGCGGGCACGGCAGCGCCACAACGAGCGCATCGAGCTGCTGGACAAGAAGCACCGGGACGCTCTCGCGCAGAGGGAGGCCGCCCAGAGCCGTCAGATGGCGATGGAGCGGGAACGCCACCGCCGAGAGCAGGCAGCCAAGGATGCTGACTACCGGCGCAACAGGCAGGCCGCTCAGGATGCTCACAACCGCGAGCTGGCTCGCCTGGAGGCGAAGAAGCAGCGCGACCTGGCCGTAGAGGACGAGAAGGGCTCCCAGAAGCGTCGACAGGTGGAGGCCGAGCTTCACCGCGACATCGAAAAGGCCAACAACGCCCATCGCAACCGCATGGCCGAGATGGAGGCCGCACGGGACGCGGACAGGGCGAAGCGTGCCCAGCAGCTGAATGACAAGCTGATCGAACTGGACAGGCGGGGACAGAACGACCTGGCCAAGGAGCGAGAGCGCGCCCGACTGCAGCTGGACAGGGATGAGACCGCGTTCGAGCGACGCCGGCAGGCCAACCTGGAGAAGCTGCAGACCAAGCTGCTCAAGCGTGCCATGTCGGATCCCGGCTCGTTCGATCGGGCCATGCACCGGGTCATCGAGAGCACTCTGGCCAAGTCCCGACTCGACCAGGAGATCGACCTTGACGTGGATTCCACCGAGGCGGACGCGAAGATCGCAGAAATCAAGGCCCGGCTGGAGGCGCTGCGCGACGCCCACATAGGGGTCGACATCGACGCGGCCGGAGCTGTTTCGGAGATCATGGCCATCCAGCGCATGGTCGACTTGCTGAGCAGGGACGACATCGACATTCGGGTCGACGTGGACATGGGAGCGGCCGCCGCTCAGCTCATGACGCTCGAGGCTGCTACCACGTCTGCGGCGCGTAGGCAGGCCGACTTGGCGGAAGGGTTCCGTCAGGCCGACAGTTCGGCGGGCAGCGCAGCCAACGCTTTCCGCGCCATGAACGGCGTTCTGCTGGCCACGGTCACCGTCGGGCCCCTGCTGGTGCCCATCCTGATGAGTATCGCGGGCGCCCTGATGGCGGTGGCCACGTTCGCGCTGGCCGCCGGCGCCGGCATCGGCGCTGGCCTGCTCGGTCTCATGGGCGTGGGCGACGCGATCGGCGCGCTCAACGACCTGGAGTCCGAGCAGACGTACGGAGGGGACGCTTCTGCGCGCGCAGCGGCCCGCTCCCGGCGTGGCGCGACCCGCGGGGTACGGGACGCCACCCGGGGGGTCGACAGGGCCCGGGTGGCCGCGCTGGACGCCAACGCGCGGGCCGAGAAGAACCTCGCCCGGGCGCAGGAGGACGCGCTGCGAGCGCAGGAGCGGCTCACTGAGGCCCGTGCCCGTGCGCGGCGCGAAATCGAGGACTTGAACAACTCGCTCATCTCCGGGGCCATGGCGGAGAAGGATGCCATGTACGACCTGGAGGAGGCTCGCTTCTCCTTGTTCAAGATCATGAACGACGGGTCGGCCACCCAGCGGGAAAAGGATCGCGCACAGCTCGCCTACGACATCCAGGTGCAGCGGTTCAAGGAGCTGCAACTGCAGAACGACCGCCTGGCCGAAGACAAGGCCGTCGTGGACGAGAAGGGGATCGAAGGGCTCCCCTCCGTCGTGGACGCCCAGCGGGCAGTCGTGGACGCCGAGGCGGCCGTCGCCGAGGCCGTGCAGAACGTGACCGACACCCGGGCGGAGGGTGCCGAGCTGATCCGGGACGCCGAGGAGCGTCTCGCCGACGCCCTTCTCAACCAGCAGGACGTGCTGGCCGACACGGCCGAAGGAACAGGGGCACTGTCTACCGCAGTCACCAAGCTGCAGGAAGCCATGGACAACCTGTCCCCCGCCGGTAAGCGCTTCGCCTTGTTCCTGTTCGGACTCAAGCCCTACCTGGACGAGCTCCGGTTCGCCGCCCAGGAGGGCCTGCTGCCCGGGCTGCAGGGGGGTATCGAAACCTACCTGAACACTTACGAGGGTCGGCTGCTCAAGTTTGTGGGCGACATGTCCAGGCTGTTGGGCGACAACGCCCTTAACTTCGCCAAATGGCTCACCCAGCCCGAGGTGGTCGAGTTCTTCGACCTGATGGCCGAATACAGCCTCATCTTCCTCGACCAGTTTTTCAAGACCATGGAGCATTTCTCCAACGGGATGATCCCCATCCTGAATGAGCTGCTCCCGTTCACCAAGGAGTTCGGGGACTTCCTGCTCGGGCTGGCCGAGTCGTTCGACAGGTGGGCGAACAGCGGGGAAGGGCAGAGGCAGATCGCCGCCTTCTTCGACTATCTGCGGGAAATCTCCCCCCGGACACTCGAACTGATCGGCCTGTTCTTCGAGGTGCTTGCCAAGGCCCTGATCGGGTTGGCCCCGTATATCGACCGCCTGCTGGAGTTTTTCATCGGCATCCTCGAATGGGCGGACAGGCAGAGTCCTGATCGGCTGGCCAAGATTGCCCTGGGCATCATGGCGATCGTGTCCGCCTTCCAGATGCTGGCCGGCTTCCTGTCCCTCGTGCTCACCACGGTGGGCATGATCGGCTCCATCAAGGCGGTGGGTGGCATCCTCGGTGGGATCGCCACCAAGTTCGGCTTCGGGGCCGGCGCGGCCGGCGCGGGCGGGGCTGTCGGCGGCGCGGCTGGGAAGGGCGGTATCCGCGGGGCGCTCGGGTTCCTGTCCAAGGGTGGCTGGATCGGGCTGGCCCTCTCCGCCGTCCTGCTCGGTCTGCTCCTCTTGTGGGAGAACCGGGATCTGGTCAAGGAGTGGTGGGAGCAGAACGTCTCCCCCGTCCTCACCTGGTTCGGGGAGAAGTTCACCTGGCTGTGGGAGAACGTCCTCAGCCCCGTCTGGGACATGATCAAGCTGGCCTTCGACATCGGGGCAACCTTCATCGAGGCGTCGTTCAAGCTCATCTGGGTGGCCATCCAGGTCCTCGGAGACTGGTTCACATGGCTGTACGAGAATGTCGTCAAGCCCTGGTGGGAGAACAACATCCAGCCGACCTTGCGGGCGTTCGGTGACTTCTGGGGGGAGTACGTCACCCCTCTGATCCAGAAGGCCGCCGACAAGATCGGGGAAATCTGGAACGGGATCAGGCAGAAGTTCGCCGAACCCGTTGTCTGGGTGATCGACACCGTGATCAACGGTGGCATCATCAAGGGATTGAACTGGGTGTTCGACCACTTCGACATTTCCCCGGTGGACCCGATCACCATCCCAGCCTCGTTGCGTTCCGCCGCCAACCCGACCAAGGCTCCCGTCGCCCGCGCTGGGTCGGGCCCCATGCTCGCCTACGCAGACGGCGGCGTGCTGCCCGGCTACACCCCCGGAGTTGACGTGCACACGTTCACCTCCCCCACGGGCGGGACGTTGCGCCTGTCCGGCGGTGAAGGCATCCTCGTCCCCGAGGTGGTCAGGGCGCTGGGTCCGGAGACGATCAACGCCTGGAACGCCGCGGCTCGAGGCGGGCGCAGGGGCGTCCCCGGCTCGTACGCCAGCGGTGGCATCCTGGAAACGCTGGGCACCGCCTGGGACTTCCTGACCAACCCGATCGACGCACTCAAGAAGGTGGTGGAACGGCTGATCGGCGGGCTGACCGGGGTGCGGGTGGACTCCCCGGTCGCGCAGATGATCACCGCGCTGCCCAACCAGATCATCTCCGGGATCGGCGGGGCGCTGCGCAGCCTGCTCACCCCCGGTGCCGGCCAGTACGGGACGATCGGCATGTCCGGCGTGGCCCCCGGTCCGGGCGGCTGGGCGGTCCCATCCCGCGGGCCACTCACCTCCATGTTCGGCGCCACCGCCGGTCGGCGCTACCCGCACGCCGGCATCGACATCGCCGGCGGCGGACCCACGTTCGCGGCCGCCGATGGCCGGGTCATCAAGACGGGCTGGAACATCCTGTCCGGGCGCACCGGCATCGGCATCCTGCTCGGTCACGGCGGCGGAGTGTTCACCTACTACGGCCACAACCCGGTGGGCGGGGTCGTGGTGAGCGAAGGTGATCAGGTGAAGGCTGGGCAGCACATCGGCGCCCAGGGGGCCACCGGCAACGTGACGGGCATTCACCTGCACTTCGAGACACACGAGGGCGGCGTCGGCCAGGTTGTCGATCCTTTGGCCTTCCTGCGCAAGCGCGGCGTGCAGCTTCGCGACAGCGGGGGCACCATCGACCCGGGCTTCAACTACATCCTGAACGCCACCGGCGAGAGGGAGGTCATTTTCAACCAGCAGCAGTTGCAGGCCCTCGCCCAGCGGGACAGCGGGCCGACCATCAACATCACCGCCCAGACGAACGCGAGCGCCGGCGCCATTGCCGATGAGATCATGTTCGCCTTGCGGTCAGAGCGAAGGAGGGGGCGATGATTCCCGCCTTTGAGCTGGACGGAATCACCTTCGGGGGCGATTCCCCGATCCAGGTGGAGAGTTTCGACCCGGGCGCGCCGTCGTTCACGGCGCAGGACGTGGACAACCCGGTTGGCGACGGCACTTTCTTCGGCCGCGACTTTCTGCACGGCCAGACATGGGCGTTCGACCTGTTCACCAACGTCAGTGACGCCAGCAGCGCCCTGGCCCTTGCCGAACAGCTCGGCGAGGTGTGGCTCTCGTCGCGCAACCGCAGCACCCCGGGCAAGGTCATCCCGCTGCGCTACTGGATGTGGGGCCGCTGGCGTGTCGTCTACGGGCGCCCCTCCCGCTGGGCGGGCCCCGACGGCGGCATGATGACCTCGCTCGGCGTCGGCAAAATGTCCGCGGACTTCAAGCGAGCCGATCACCTACACTACGAGGATTTCGAGGGATCCTCGAACGTCTCGCTGATGCCCTCCACCGTCGGCGGGTTCGTCTTCCCCGTCGACTTCCCTCTCGACTTCCAGGAGGCTACCGAGGGGACCTACGCCCCGGGCACCTTCGTCGTCGGCGGCACCGCCCCCACCGGAGCGATCATCGAGATCAACGGCCCCGTCTCCGATCCGTGGGTCGGCACCGAGGGCGGCTGGGTGGCGGGGTTCAACGGGACGATCGGCGCCGGGGACACCATAACCCTCGACGCCCGTCCCTGGGCTCGCACCGTTCTGCGTAACGGCGTCCCGACACCCGGCCTCCTGAAGCTGACTACCCGCCTCGCCGATCTCGTGCTCGAGCCCGGCGTCCACCGGATCACCTTCGGCGGCTCGGGGGACGCCTCACAGGCGTATGCAACAATCAAGTGGCGGAACGCTTACTATTCGCTCTGAGGAGGGCACATCATGTGGGATTCGACCCCTTGGGCAGTTCGATCCGCCCGTCACAGCGCGGAGGTGGGTCGGCTGTTGAGCTACGCGGCCACCAGTGGCGCCGAAGGCACCGTAGGCGCTGCGGATCTCAAAGTGTCCGCCCTCGCCTCGCCGGGTGGTTCCGTGCGAGTCGCCCCCGGCGGCATCATCATGCTCAACAGGTACGGCGGCGGCGGCCAGCAGAGTTACGTCGGCAGGAACCCGGTCGAGCACACGGTCACCATCCAGCCGACAACCTCCGCGGGCGGCCGCTCCGACCTCATCGTGGCCCGGGTGATCGACCCGCAATACGAGGGTGCACAGCCGCCAGACCCGTACACCTTCCAGTACATGCTGACCAGCGTGATCCAGGGCGTCTCGCCCAGCGTGACCACCGCACACCAGCTCAACCTCGGCTATCCCGCGGTCGCGCTGGCCCGCATCGACATCCCGGCGAGCACCTCGAACATCACCAACGCCATGATCACCGATCTGCGCACCCTGGCGAACCCACGCACCCAGCGCCGCATCTTCGCTGCCACCGCAGGATCGAACCAGACCGTCACGGGTGAGGGGTTCGTCCCCTTCCCGACCTACACCCCCAGCGTTGCGGTGCCCTCCTGGGCCACCTACGTGTCCATGATCGCCACCATCACCGGCATCGGGAACGCAGGGTCGGCAGAGGGCATCTTCTTCTCCAGGCTGGGAAGCAAGCAGAGCGCCAACCTGCCTTACTCGGTGGTGGACTCCGGCGAACGCAGCACGATCGTCGTCGCCCTCACCGCCCCGGTTTCCGACATCGCCGGCACCACGGTGAACCTGAACACCTACGCGAACCGCACCGTCGGGCCCGGCTATCTGACTACCCTCAATGGTACCCAGGTCGTATTCGATGCCTGGTTCGAGGAGAAGGCGATCTGACGTGTCTCGATGGAGATACTTCGCCGTATCCCTGCCGGGTTTCAGTGTTATCGACCCAGACCTACCTCTGTCCGGCGTGCGGGTGTCCCGCAACCTGTCGGCCCCCGGCGAGCTCTCCGGCGAGTTGCCCATCGAGTTCGAGAGACTCCGCAACGCCGACCTCACTCAATGGCACGCCGCCATCTTCGCAGAGAAGGACGGCCAGATCCGCGGCGGCGGGATCATCGACTACTCCGTCCGGGTCGGTAGCGTGTGGCGCCTCGAGTGCGTCGGCCACTCCGGCTATCCGAACAAGATGCCCTACACCGGAGACGGCGAGGTGTTCACTGAGGTGGACCCGCTCGACCTCTACAGGTTTGTCTGGAACCACCTGCAGTCATTCGAGGATGGGAACCTCGGCGTGGTCGTGGATGGCACTACCAGCCCCGTCCGAATCGGATCAGAGGAATACGTCCCCCTCTACGAAACCCCTGACCCCAACGACACTACGTTCGACGACGGGCCCATCCGGTTCAATTGGTACGAGACGCACGACCTCGGGGAGTTCCTGCAGGGACTCGCCGAGGAGACCCCCTTCGACTA